TCAGTCCCACCCTACCAGCTTCATCGCGGTATCAGCATCAACCCCCGCCTCTTTGGCCATTGCCAACGCCTGCACCACACCAGCCGCCGCACGGGCGCGGCCCCCGGCGTCGTAAGCCTGTAGCGGCCTGAGGGTATCCATCTGCACCGGCTGGCCCAGCTTCTCCGTCAGTTCCTCCGATACGATCGCTGCCAACGGTTGCAGGGTCCAAGTTGCTAATTGGCGCTGCCCCTCGCGCACAAGCGGCCCTTGGGCGTTGCGCGCCAGCATGGCAGGCAACACGCCAAAGGCGCAAAGGATCGCATCACGCGCCGCCCCATGCGCCCCCAGAGCATCCGTCTTTTGCAAATCAGGCGTTAGGTCCTGGGGCTTCCAATCGGCATTGGGCTGGGGGCCACCAGCGGCTTGGACACTGACACTTTCCCGCACCAGCATCTTGCCCCGTGCCCCTTTGAAGCCGCGCGCAATGTCCTGCAAATCGGCTTCTTTGCTTTCGGGCATGGGCACCACGCCGGAGCCAATGGGCGCATCCCGATACACGTCTGACAAGAGCGTTTCCATCGTTTGCAGCAGACCCGCAGACAGGCCAGAGCGGTGCAGCGGGGGAGTTCCGGCCCACGGTTGCCGCGCGTCTGCCCCGGTGACAACATGCACCACCTCACCCGCAAGTGCCGTGATCGTCTGCCCCCCGCCAATATCGGGCAGAGTCAGGCGGTAAGCGGTCGGACGGCCTAGCCGGGTTTGCAGGTCCCAATCGCTCACGGGCACCATCACATCATCGGTGATGTAGAACACTGATTCCCCGCGCAAGGCCAGTTGCCGCGCCATGACGGCCCGCAGGCGACGTGTTACCAGCGTCGTGCCCTCTACATCCGCCATCGCAAAGCCCGCTTCCCAGAAGGACACGCATGACTGCACCGCGCTTGTGAGTTCCGCCGCGCCCGTGGTGCCGGTGATGTATTCGGCCCGGCTGGCCATCATCATCGCCGTGTATCCGGTATCCGCCGCGCGGGTTTCAGTCTCAGGCTGTTTTCGTTTGAATGGCCACATTTCAAGCCCTCCGATATGGGCGCAACAGGTCCGCCGCGCCGCTGTATTGCATCGCCCGCGCCAGCCATGACGGATAGCGCCGGTAACTTTCCTGAATTGCCCCGCCAAGGTTCACCGAATAGTCGGTTGCCCCGGCACGTTCATCGGTATCGGCGCTGTATTCGGCCAACCGCGCGAACGCCGCCAAGACAGGCGCAGGCACGTCGCCGCCGCCCACCTGAGCCGTGATCTTGAACGTGCCGTCATGGGGCAAGATGATGCCAAGCGGCCCGTCTAGCAGGCTCAAGGCAACCCATTCCTCGCGCCACACATGCCCCTCACGGGACACCACCGGGGTCAAGGGCGGGTGCCATTGGTCGCCACCATCCCCTAACAGGGTCCAGACCACCTCGCGCGGGGTCCACCGATGCGCGCAATAGTCCTCGATGCGCGCCCAGATCATGTCAGCATCAAGCGCCGCCGCGTCTGGCGACAGGCCCGAAGGCGCATCAGGATACGCCACCGGGACCGCCTCGAATTGCTTGAGAATATCAACCGTCATGTCAGGCCCTCCACCGATTGCGGGATGGAAGGAACACACGCGCCTGAGGTGGCCGAACCCATGACCGGGCTTCAACTTGCGCCTCGTCATAGGCCGGACGGGTCACAATGCTCAGTTCGTAGAGCAACGCCGCCAGCACCGTTCGGATGATTGCGTTATGCGCCCCGTTCTCAGGGTCGTGGCCCTCATCCTCGATCATCTCAGGCTCAGGCACCGCCCGCTTGGGCGGCAACCGGAACCCCGGCGAAAGCCCAATGGCAAGGCCAGCGCCGATCATCGCCAACGCATCCCGCCCGTGCGACGTGTCCGCAATCTCTGGCGTTATGTCCGCCTCGAATGTGAGAGCATCATCGCCGTCCGTGATTTCCAGCGTCCCGGCCTTGCGCGATGCAAGGGGCCGATCATAGGAATGGCCAAGCAAGAGGTGAATATCTTCCTCAGGCCGGTCCACCCGATAGGCAAACGCGCGGGATGCAATCACTTCCTTGCGGGGTCGCCCGGTCCTGCCACCATCTGACAGGACCGCGCGACGGTTATAGGGGAAGCGCCCGGACAACCGGGCACCCCCACCTTGGCGGCGCAATTCAAGCCCGCCTTCTGCACCGCCCCAGAGCATTATTGCAGACCCGTCAGGACGTGCAGGCCGGTCGCGCGGGGCACCTGCATGTCAACCGTTTGCAGCGCCGTGATGCGCAGCTCACCCGATTGCGCGCCGCTGTAAACGTCGCGGATCAGATCAATCCCGCCCCAGACGCCAAGGAACGCGGGCGCGATACCGGCATTGCAGGTCAAGAGCGCGTCACTTTCCTCAGGGCTACCGGACGGCGCGGCAAGCGCGTTGGTGGCCAGCACGATATTGCCAGAGCCAAAGCGCCGGGTCAGGCGGTCCCATTCCGTGTCACTGGTGCCGGTGATGAACGCATCATCCAGCGCCGCCCAGAGTTCGGGGCGGATCATCAGCTTGACACCGGACGGCCCTTCGATCGCGTTGGCGTTGATGAACGTGGTCAGCACATCGCGGAAAGCTGCATAGGATGCCGCCGCGTCGATTGCCGTGGTGCCGATGCCGTAGGTGGATTGCCCGGCGACGATTCCCAGAGGCTCACCATCAGCGCCAGAGCCTTGGAACACGGCCCGGTCAAGTTCAACCCGCATCACGTTCCCCAGGTCACGCCGGATTGCCTGTTCCAGACCCGCCCCGGATTGCGCCAGCGCCTTGCGCGTCACGCGAACGTGCCCGCCAAGCGTGTGATCCGGCTTCAATGCCTTGTCCGCCGTGGTCAGGGCAGACGGCCCCGCCACATTGGCATTCTCGGACGCGGCCCAGCCCGCCGATGCGCCATTGGTCACAAGCGGCCATTCCGTTTCGCCAACGCCGATGTTGATGACATTCACGCCCATGCGCGTGGCCACCGAATTGGCAAAAAGCCGGTCCACAATCGGGCGCGTGTTCATCGGATTTGGCGTTCCGCTCGACACGGTTTCACCGGCCCGAACCTCAAGGGCTTCCATCGGGATAGGCGTTCCCGTGAAACGGCCCTTTGAGCGCATTTCCTGCACCACCTCAGCCGTTGCCCCGTCCAAGGCTTGCCCGGTATCCATGTTCAGCAGGACTTGCCGAACCTCGAAACGGGACACCAGATCCTCATATTCCTTGCCGTCGCGGGTTTCCAGTTCGGCCCCAGCTTCCCGGCGTTCCTCATCCTCAGAGACAAGAGCCGCGCGGTATTGGACTTCCTTGGCGCGATATTCCGCGTCCAAATCGGTCATCTTGCGCACCTCATCCTCGGACGGGGTTTCGATGTTTGCCAGTTCGGCAAGGTTCTGCCGGATTTCAGACCGGCGCAATTCAAGACGTTTAGATGCCAGCATTTGATTTTCCTTTCATGCTCGACAGGAGATTGCGCCAGTCTTGGCGCGGCTTATTGAGGGGCGCGTGGCCTACCTCAATTCGGGTCTTGCGGGCGTGACAGGACCCGCAAAGAATTTGGAGATTGGCCAGCGAATAGGCCAAGTCAGGGCGGTCCCGGACGGGCAACACATGGTCGCATTCCAGCCCCTTGCGGGTGCCGCACTGGACGCACCGCCATTCATCCCGCTCTAGGGCTTGCAAGCGCAGAAACTTCCACCGATTACCCCGGCACACCTTGGCGCTATGGCGCATGTATTCCTTGCGGCGGCTCATCGGCGCACCTGCAAATCATACATCCGTGCGATGCCATCGGGGGCCAGCGGCGTGACATTCGCAATTGAATACTCAACCCCGCCAATGGTCAGCCGATCCGCCAAGGTCGGCACAATGTCCAAGCCCTCGACAGACACCAGCACCCGCAGGTCATTCGCCTGAATAAGCGTCCCGTCGCGGTGCTCCTGTTCATAGTCCACCACGGCCACGGTTGCCGTGTGATATGTCGGTTCGCCCGGTTCCGGTGCCCAAGGCGTTCCACCCGGTTCACCGGCCCGTTCAAATGTGCCCGTCTGCCCGAACCGCTTGATAATCCGCGATGCCGTTTCGATCATGCCCATGCCATGCGCCCCCCTGAGATTGCGGGCGCGCGCTTCATGCGCTGCCCTTGTGCGACGGCCACGACGGTCGCGGCCACGGGGTCCACCCGGCCCGTGCTACGTCCAGCCGCCAATTTGTGATTGCCCGCCGGGTCCACCAGCGTGATCGCGTCCGAGAATGCCGACCGCAGCAATAGCGACGGCACCGTGCGCACCTGCCCCTCGAAAACCGCGCGCCGAGTCCGCTCAATATCCTCGGAACCGTCTTTCCATCCGAACCCTCGCCAGATGAACGGCACCCGCTCAAGGCCCGCGTCTCGCAAGGCTTCCAGAAACTCAGCGTGGCGGAACCTGTCACCCGCGATTGCCGCCGGAGCCTGCCCGTTTAACCGCTCGACAACGCTGGCAAGGAACCGGCCCACTGGCACGGTCGTGTCGCCCATTGTCACCAGTTCGCCCCGGTCGGACATTTCGACATAGCGATGCGACACGCCGTCAGCTTGGCCACGATCCGCAAGGCCCGGATTGCAGGGGAAGGCCCCGACACATTCCAACCGGCCCGTGTCTGGCCAATAAAGCGCCGCCGCAGACATTGACCGGGACCCGCCCAGATCAACCCCCAGGACAACCGGCCCGTCACGCGGGGGCAGATCATCGGGGGCCACCTCGCAGGCCAGCCATTCATCGACAGTCAGCAACACCGAACGATTGTCAGAGGCGACACGTTCATTCCGGTTGAGGTTGCGGAAACTGGACAGGGCAGAGCCGCCCCGCGCAATCGCCCGCCGTGCCTGAGCCGTCAGCCATTCCGCAGACGGGCCAATGCCCTCAGCCGCGCCGGGATTGGCCACCAGCAGGCTTGCCAGATCGTCAGGGGGCAAGCCGGGGTCCGGGCGATGCTCTTGCACGAACGTGCCGGGGGGCGGTTCATCCAACCACCGGCTAAAGGTATTCGCATCATCCGGCGCGCTTGTGCTGATAATCAGGGCGCGACCATCCCGCTTGCCCAGACCGGACAGGATTGCGTTTTCCAACGCATCGCCCTTTTCTCTTTCCCAAGCGGCCCGCTCATCAAGGATTGCCAGCGTCGGGGCACCGCCCAAGATGCTCTTGCCGTCCGCAGCGATGACGCGCGCCAGACCGCCGCCGTTCTCAGCGGTTTCTACTTCCAACTTGGACCCGCGCCGGATCGTAAATTGCTCTTGCGCATCCTCAGGCAAGCCCTCAATAAAGCCCAAAAGGAAGCCGAAAGCGCGCTTTGGCTGGGGCGCAATCTCGCCCATGAGGTGCCCCAGAGCGATGCCAGCCGACAGGGCGGTTTTCGCCGCGCCTCTGCCAACACTGAGGCAACCCGCCTCGATACCCTTGGCAAAGGCACCCCGCACAAAATCTTTCTGATAGGACGCCAACCGCAGCCGCTTGCCCGCCAACCTGCCCTCAGGGACCACCAGCTTGGGAAGAAAACGCAGTGCCGCCGATGCTTCTTTGGATGCCCTAGCCATCATTTTTCCCCCGATTTTTTGGGAGAGAGAAAGCAAGACCCCGCACCGCGCCCGCACCGTGCCCGCATCGTGACCGCATTGGGACCACATTGGCGACCACGTTGGCACCACGTTGCACCCACTTGCACCCACTGGGTCCCACTGGGGGTAATTGGGAATTGGGACAGGGCAGACGGGGGAAACCCATCGGACGTTTCGGACAAACCATAGGGGTTTGTCCTGTCCGTCCGGCTTATTGGGCGTTGGACAAGTCCGGACTGTCCGCCGTTTGTCCTGTCCGTCCGGTGAAGGTCAATCATCCTGCACCCTCCACACATAGTCGCCAAAGATGCGCACCGCGTCCAAATCCATCAGCCTGTCTTTGGCGCGGGTGAATGCCTTACGCTCAGCATCGGCTTTCTTCTTGGGGTCCTCATCACTGGTGGACGCCAGACCATGCTTGGCGCAGGCGTCCCGCCATTGGTGGACGTGAACCACCTTGCGATTGGTCGGATACAAATTGCCCGTGCGTGTCTCGCCGTGGTCGCGCAGAGCATCCTGAAGCGCCTGCAACGCCACCTCATCACGGCCCTTAAGCGGCTTGGCTTCTTTCTTGGGCGGTTCGGCCTCATCGACCACCGCGCTTGTCACCGGGTCGCCATCCTCATCGACACCCAGCACCACAGACCGCAGCTTGAAATGCAGCGGCTCCGGCGGCTCTTGATCGCGTTGCTTTCGGGACAGGATTTCGCCATCGGCTGTCACCTGTATCTCGTTATCCACCGCTGCCCGCAGGGCAGAGGAACCTCGCGCGCCCCGATCCTCATCCTTGCCGGTGTGGTGGATCACCATGACGTGCGCGCCCGTGGCCTCTCGGATCAGGTCACAGTTGCGAACGAACATGGCCGCATCCTTTGCCGTGTTCTCATCGCCCGTGCCCATAGACCGGGCCAGCGTGTCGATAACCACAAGCGCCGGGTCCGCATCTGGCATGATCTCGCACACCGCCAGAGCATCGCCTTGCCCGTGCAGGTCCAACCCGACAGGCAACAGCGTGAACGGCGCGGCGCTCATATCGGGCTTGTCTTGCTTGATCGCGGCAAGGCGGTTGCGGATGCCCGCGCCACCCTCAGCCGCGATGTAGAGGACCGGCCCGCCGTTCACGCGCAACCCGCGCCACGGCTGGCCCGCCGCGATGTGCATGGCAATATCCAACGCCACGAACGTCTTGCCCGCGTTGGACGGGCCGTAGAGCATCGAAAGGCAATTCCGGTCCAGCCAGCCCTTGACCATGTAGTTACTGGTCAACACCGCCTCGATTGCCCCAAGGCTCACAAGGCGGTTCTCTATCTCGGACGCACGGGACCGGCGCATATCGCCCATGTTAATCACAGTCATGCCGCCCACCTCCGCGCAATGTCGGACAGGTCGGCACCGTGTTGACGGGCCAGCGCCGGGACGGTCGCCCAGGATACGCCGTTACGCTTGAAGCTGCGCCACTTGGCGGCAACCTCGCCCTTGCGATATTTCGCACCCGTGGCGCTCCACCGATCAGCAAGGGCAAGCCCTTCCTCAGACCCGCTAAAACGCTCATGCAGTGCCATCAGGATCGAAACCCAATCCTGATAGGGCAGGTCCGCCGGGATATGGGCTAACAGTTCCTCAACCTCGCCCGTGGGCGTCAGCCGATCAAAGGAACGCGCGGGCGCGGGCGGTGTGTGCAGCAACATCGCGCGCAGGCCCATCGGCACCTTGGGGAAGGTGTGCGGGGCGCTGCCCGCATAGAACCCACCGGCAACCTGTGATCCGGGCGCGACCACGTAACCGCCTTCGCCGCGCGTGTCGATCTTGGGGCCGATCTTGGACGTGCTGTTGCGCGCGCCCTCGAAGTGCTGGCAATAGATATGACGGCCCCCTGAGGGGGTCATCACATAGGCATGGTCATAGAGGGACGCATAGCGCGGCATTGCCAGCAGACTATCCCGCCCAATCGGTTCGCCCGTTTCCTTGTCAACGTCCAAGTCAATCACGAACAAGCCGTTGCGCGCGCCGGTCGGGATGCCCCATGCCCGCGCGCCTTGGGCCTGCCATTGCGCGATGGTCGCGGGGTCTTTGGTGGCCTTGTCCTGCCAGCCTGTCACCAGCGGGGCCTTGTCAGGCCCCACCGGGAAGATGTTGAACGGAATGCTCATACCGAAACCCCGCGCAATTTGAACGGGCGTTGAGCCTTAGCGGCAATCGCCTTGCCCTGCTCGATTGCGAATGTCCGGTCAGTGAAGCGATAGAGCCGCGTTCTGAGTTTCATGCCCGGACTTGGCGTCACCAGCACAATGTCGAAAAAGCGCCCGTCCTTTCGCACCGTGTAGTAGGACGTTGCCGCCGTAGGCAATTTGGTGATGTTACTCATGCCGCCACCCCGCAGAAGTGGCGCAGAATAATCGCTGGCGCACCGGCCCATTCCGGGCTATCTTTCGGGGGAAGCTGGACGGCTTCAAAAGACTTGTTAGCGTCGGGTGCAGTTGCCGCTGCCCCGGCGTTTTTCATGTCGGTTTTGCTCATGCGGCCACCTCGGCCTGAGCGTCCAGCCATTGCGACACGTCCGCCTCTTTCCAATAGCGGCGACGGGCGATGTAAATGGGCTTGGGGAAGTTCAGCGCCGGGTCATTCAGCCAGCGCCAGAGGGTCATATCAGAGACGCCGCCAAGTGCATCGCGCACCGCCGCCGCCGTCAGCAATTTGGAAGTCATGGGCCTACCTCGTTAGAACAGGTTAGGCCCCCTAATAGGACTGGATTTTCAGCCGATGGTATTGCGGAACAAAATCAAAAGTTAAATCGCAATGCGCTTGCTTGTTCCCAAGTGTCCCTTGCGTTCTGCTCAGTTCGCGCAGTGCTGTTCGGTAGAATATGGGCAATCTCGGACCATGTTGCACCGCATTCGCGCCCGTCTAGGACCCGCAGATAAATCAGCCACTTGGATTTATGACGGCGCTTCTGCACCCTTTGCCCCTGCATCTTGATTTGCGCGCGTTCGAGAAAGTTTTTAGCGGCGGCAAGCTGTTCACCCAAAGGCTTGGTCAAGTCGAACATTGCCGCAACCTCATGTTCTTCGACCACGGGTCTACATGGATCACCATCCACGCTTTTTTGCCAGCCATAGTTAAAACGAACTTGTCCGCCGGGATAGTCCAGTGTCGAGAATGTCACCCGGCTTGGTTGCTCGGAAATTCTGGGATTGGGTATTCCGGCATATCCAAAGCTATCGTCCTCGTAACTTTGCGCTGTAAAGCCCGGCTCATGGGGTTCAAGGGTGCGGCCTGCTCCATACAGGTGCGCATTTTTGGGGTCCGAATAAAGATCAACGTAAAGCTCATACGTCTCTTTCGCTCTTGCATCGAAAGCATCACGCAAGTCTTGCCTGCGCCTCGAAAACTCCCAGCGCCAACGCATAAATTCCCAGCTATCGGTATCACCATAGGTCGATGCGTCTTGCCAATTGGGCAATCCCCATTCCCTTGCAGGATCGTCGGTCATTTTGCACTTCCGATCCGCACCACGTTATCCGCAGCGCCTTGCACCAGATCACCGACAAAGCGCGCCCATGCGTCAAGCGCGGCCCGCTTTTCATCTGCATAATCGTGCCTCTGATAGACGCTCACAATGCCGCCTGCCGTGCCGCTCACATGGTTTAGCACCGCCTCAGTCACCCGCACGGGAATGCCAAGCCGCGCCATGCCGGTTGCAGCCGTGCGGCGCAGATCGTGAAACGTCCAGTGCGGGATTTCCACTGGTTCGCCCGTTTCATCGCTGGCAATCTCTGCCATGCGTTTGGCGATATGATTGCGGCCCTTGTGATAGCCTTGCAGGGCGCTTTCGCCGGTTGTGGTGAACACATAGCCCGCATCGCCCTTGACGCGCTCCACCGCCCCCAGAACGTCCCGCGCGGCCTCTGACAACGGCACGTCATGCGCCCGCCCGTTCTTTGTCCTATCGGCGGTCAAGTGCCACAGATCGCCGCTTACCTCGCGGTCGGTCATGTTCACAACCTCGCCAAGCCGCTGGCCCGTCAGCAACAGCACCTTGCCAAGGTGCCCCCATGGCTGGCCTTCCCGATCACAGGCTTGCCAGAGCCACCGGATTTCATCATCGGACAACACGCGGTCGCGGCTCTTTTCCTTGGCCACGGGTTTGACGCCCATCGCGGGGGATTGGTCGATAATGTCGCGTTCGACACACCAGCTTAGAAACTTGTTCAGATACGCCCGAACGCGGTTCGCGGTCACAACCCGTCCACTATCGGCTATCCCGTCCAGCAGGTCGATCACGTCGCGCTTTGCAATGTCGTGAATATCCCGCTCACCCCAGACCGCGACCACATGCCGGTTCAACTCGCGCTTGACGGTTTCGCCGGATTTCAGGGTGGACAGGTGGCGCTTGCCGAATTGGTCCACCAGCGTCTTGATCTTGTCGCGCTCGGATAGCTGCGCTTCCATCCGCGCGGCCTTGGTCCGCTTCTTCGCCGCGCTCGGATCATTCCCGTGTTCCACCGCCTCGATAGCATCAGTTGCGGCGGCGCGCGCATCTGCCAACCCCATGACAGGCCAGCGCCCCAAGGTCAGCTTCTTGGGCTTGCCCGCGTAGCGGTAGCGCAAGGCCCAGGATTTCACCCCGCTTGGCTGGATCACCAGATAAAGCCCGGACAGAGCCGGGTCAGGAATTTCGCGGCGGTTAGCGTCCGGTTTCGCGGCTTCAATCGCCTTAGTCGTGAGTGCCTTCGCCATAGTCAATTTTCCCTCTGGGGTAACACTGGGGTAACGGATTAGCCGGTTTTCGACCGTTACCCCAAGTTAGTCACAGAGGCTAACATTGCAAGGAAATACTTGTGTTACATGGGTTTTTTATACCCCGATAGCTTTACATCGTTAGGGGCAGTTTGACCGTGAATCTTGACTGTTAATCAATTGGTCGTAGGTTCGATCCCTACCGCCGGAGCCAAAATCCAAAAAATCGAGCAAAATCAGCGCTCTGACCCCTGAGAGTCGGTCAGATCGCCGAATGCGACACATACTGCGATCAACGAGTCGCAAGAAAGTCGCACACATGGCCGCACACATCCCTTACGTCATTCGCAGAGATGCGACTCTCGTCTTCCGAAGGCGCGTTCCAACACCCGTCCGAAAAATTTATCGAAAATCGTTTTTCGGGTTTTCGCTTCGTACACATGTCGTCTCCGAGGCGCGTCGGAAGGCGGGGATCGTATCCCGTTTCATCGACGACCTCAGTGTGCTGATCGAGGTGTGCGGGGCGGATATGCTCGACGAAAGAGACATGGATGGGGTTGTGGACGACCTGATGCGCTTCGATCTCGAGGCCGCGGAAGCCGTCCGGGAAACCTGCGGCCCGCGATCCCAGGAAGCCGTCGCGGCCGCGATCCGCATTCACGAGGCCACACGGGACTCCCTGCGCGCCGCGCTGGTCTACAACGCCTATGATGCCATTCATGCGCCGGTCGAACGGACGTTATACCGGCTCGGGATCGATACCGATCCGGGAGATGACGGATACCTGCGCCTCGCACGGCGTTGTGCGCGGGCCCTCATCGAAGTTGCGGAGGAGAATATCCGCCGCGAACAGGGCATCTACATGCAGGACATGCGCATCGCAGGGTCTGCCAGAGGCCAGGACGCGACGCTCTTCGCGACATCCCGGAACCTGCCGTCCTTGCCAAACCAT